TTCTAAGGGCAACACTGCCTATTCACATCAAAGGAGGAGATGTTGTCATGTCGATCAAACTTTCCGTAGGACCACGTTTTGATACGCGTGGACTCCCAGAAGGTTACGATCCTCATAAATTATATGAGTATCGATATGACACGTTTAAACCTGCAAATGGCCTTGAGTCGTTCGTATATAAACTGATGCCTGTTTCGATGATAAAATCGGTCGCTTTTGCGATTGATCCTACCTATCGATTCAAAGTATCAGGTAATATCGTAACGCCAACAAATCGAGAACGTCAGAGAGCTACGGCTTCCGTATTAGATATGCGGAGTCGTATCAATCATGTCTATGACCATACATATGCTTCAACCCAAAATTACCGGGGTGTTGCATTTTGTTTTAGTCCTGGACCCGACTATCAGAATTTGTTTACGGGAGATTTTCCGACTACGTTAACAACGCAGCCGGTTTTACGCTCCTATATCAAGGACACGACTCGCCGAACACGGCTCTTGGGTAGTTTTGATGGCGAACTTGAGTTCTTCAAGAACGACATCATCTCTAGTCCAAGAACGTTTAAGCGAACGCGTACTCTTCGTCTTTACTACAATGGAACTTATCCTCCGAATCCTGCTTGCGATATGGTAGGGGGCGTTGCCCCTGAGCCATCTGGCGGACAGGATACGTATTGGGAGTTCCAGACGAAGGGTGCATCTGCAGTCTTCCCCTTGGCTACTTATAATACTCTTACGGCTAACGAAGTCGCATTCAATAAGGCTCTCGCCCGAAAGTATGCTGTTAGCATGCTTAAAGGTGTTAGTCCCTTTTCTAGGGATTACTCACTTTTAAGAAATGCTATAGAACTTCGAGATGTTCCCAAAAGTATTCTTCAGCTGAAGAATACAATGGAGAACATTCGTAAGACGTTTGACACTTTTGGTCGTTCAAGTTCTACTCGGGATCTTATATTCGATCTCAAGGCGAACGTGAAAGATATTCCAGGCGAGTGGCTTAGCTTCCACTTTGGCTGGCGTCAAACTTATAAGGACCTAGAGGAGTTGATGGCTTTACCTGAGAAGATTAGCAAAAAGATTAACTTCTTGATGCATCGCTCTCAGAAAGCCACGACCTTTCGCTCCAAGAGGGTTCACCTCTCTGGAGAGACTGGGGTCTCCGGTTTCCAGTATGACACAGAGGCTTATCCGTACGAATACAATGTACAGACATCCTCTCGAATCGTTAGAGAGTCAGAGATACGTTTATCTGTAAACGCAACTTTTGACTTTCCGCCGATAAATGTGCCCTCGCTCAAGCGTACTTATACATGGTACGAAAGAGCGGGAATCACTCCACGTTTCATAGATGTCTATAACTTGACACCTTGGACGTGGCTTTATGATTGGTTTACGGGTTGTGGTAATTACCTCGAATTGATGGAGGAAATTAACCATGACCCTTCACTAATCAATTACGGATTCTTTACCGTTCATACGAAAGGTAAGGTAATCAGTGATTTTTACTCGGAAACTCTCGCAGAGTCGGAAGTCCGAATCAATGGCGTTTCGGGAGGTGTCGTTTCTAGCGTTAGCAAGAATCGGCACCAATCGCGCCTTGACTACGAGTGTAGAACTCGTGAGGACGTTGCGGCTCTTTACGATGTGAATACGACTAGCGTGCCGTCTAGTTTAACGGCATACCAGAACTCAATCCTTGGTGCAATTCTTGCCCAAAGATTGGGATTTACCCGGAAGGGGGCTTTCCAGCCCTCTTCGTAGGCCCATCCATACTCACCTTAGGAGACGTCCAATGCTAGCCGACCCAGTAGACGTTGCAGCCGCAGCTCCCACTCCTGCTCTTAGCTTCGCGTTAGTGAAGCAAGACGGATATGGTTCAGAACGGCGTGACAGTACTAACAATTATACCGTTATTACTAATCACGCTACTCTGAAGGGCGGTGGCGACAAACATTATCTGCAGATGTTGCAGACTGTTGTCGCACCCGACCCGGTTACGGGTGTGAACAAGAAATACACTGCATCTTGTTCACTCACTATCGTCCGACCCTTGACGGGATTTACGGATGCCGCGATTGTGGCACTTTGTAAAGCCCTCACGGACTATCGAGACGATGCGCAAGTTACAACTGCAAAGCTCATCGCGTTTCAGAGCTAAGTTGAACTGGCTTATCCAACAAATGGAGAATCCAGTTTGGCTTACTCTGTTCAGCGCGTTGTTACTAACGTCATTCGTGTTACTTTCCTGGCGTATCTACTGTCTATGACAGCATGTACACTTACCGGGAATGGTAACGTGAGTGTGACGCAGGAACCTGTGAAGGTTCCTGGCAGTATCGGCCCTTAGAGGCCTGTGGTCGCTAGCGGACTCGGAATCATTTAACCCCCATAGGAGGTGCATGATGAAAAGTCCGATAGCGCTCCTCGCAAGTCTCTTGACTGACGTCAAGAGACTAGAACCTGATGTGAAAGGCCTTGATCGTGATGTCATCACGATCAAGCGTAGGTTCGAATCTGAGGGAGATGGTTTCCTTACCATCGCCCTACCTGCTTTAGACAGTGCTCTCGTGAGAGGCATTGCATCTGGCAGGTTCGCCTGCCCCGTCGGATTTAAGAAGATCCGCGGGGGAACAATCCCGGTCTTGTTTTCGGGTATGTTCTGCGAAATTTTCGATCCTATAACTGGACTACTTAAAGAGAACGTCAACTTTGGCGTTCTGAAGGCGCTTCACGGCGTGCTTCTACTCTTTAAGAAAATGCGTTCCTCGCCAGAAGGTGAAGAAGTTCTTCATCAAAAGGCGGTGGACGGATTTTATCAGTGCGATGAGCGTGCAAGTCAAGTTGTTATACCTGACAGGCACAATCATCACATTGATCGTGTTTGTCGTTATCTACTACATCCCCTTTACAAACAGGAGACGGAATATGAAACGTACAAACACGGTCCAGGTGCGGTCAAAGAGGGCTGGAAATCAAACCAGAAATGGCAAGAGCTCCAGCGAATCGTCACCGACGATTCAGAACTCCCAGAATGGGCAGGCTACTCTGACTTCTTTATTGCGTGTGGTCCTCCAAGACGTGGAGGATCACGCAACGGGTATTTATGGGGAGAAAGTAATAACTCCCGACGAATACTTGGAAGTCAAGATGTTGCTGTCCCACTTCAGGAAGAGAATCTCTCTGAACGTAGGCCGCGACTAGCAAGTGCGAAACTTATTTCTGTCTTGAAAAACTCTACTTCAAGACGGACTATTACTATTGAACCTATGCTGAATCAATTTCTCCAGCAAGGGTTAAGTTCCCGACTAAAGTCTGCTATAGACTCGTGTCAGGTCCTAAGTAATAGCATCGCACTTACCCATCAAGAGTACAACCAAAAGTTGGCTCTTGAGGGCTCCCGTGACGACAACTGGGCAACCATCGATCTTAAGTCCGCGTCTGACTTGATGAGCTTGAAACTCGTCGAGTTAGTATTCGGACGTTACGCTGATTTCTATCAGCGTATGATGTGTTGTCGTTCGCCTATTGTAGAAGAGGCTTCTAAACCTCCGCTAACCTTAGGTAAGTTTGCCGGCATGGGTAACGCTTTAACATTCCCTGTACAGAGTGTATGCTTTGCGGTAGTCTGCATTGCAGCCATTCTGGATTTCGAGGGTTTATCCCCTAGTCCCTGGAATGTTAAGCGCGCCAGTCGTTATGTTCGTGTCTACGGCGATGACATCATCGTAAAGCGCGAACATGCACAACAGGTTGTGAGCTGGCTTCATGAAGTTGGCCTTCAGGTCAACCTCAGTAAGAGCTTCCTTGATGGAAACTTCAAGGAAAGCTGCGGTGTCGAAGCATACAAAGGAGTTGACATAACCCCTTTGTATCTCCGGCATCGTCCAGATCAAGCAAACGTCGAAAGTCCAAGCGTTATTGCAAGCCTTGTAAGCCTATCCAACCACATGTGGATGGAAGGTCTTTACTCGGCGAGCACCTGGCTCAAGGAACACGTGGAATCTGCAATAGGAAGCAGGCTCCCGCTAGTATCGAGAGATTCAGGCTCGCTTGGGTGGCATAGTCGTCAAGATGCTATGACACCACATAAGTGGTGTCGTAACACGCATCAGTTCTTAACACGAACTTTTGCGCTCGTACCCGTGAAACGGGTCGATAAGCTTGATGGCTATGGTGCTTTGCTTAAATGTTTCCATATGCCTCGGAAGAAGCATTCGGAAACCCACGCAAGTGGACTATTTTTTCCAGACTTTCTAGTATGGGAAAAAGACCATTTGAGCAAAACCGCTATTCGGTATAAAAACCGATTAGCTCGACGTTGGGTGCCGTTACGCTTAACCGCGTAACGGTTAAAAAGTCTTGAGGAATTCTTTCCCCAAGCCAGAGAGGCTG